GATTTTGGCAATGGTTGGTATAGAATAGGGTTTACTTTTGTAGCAAATGCAATTTCAAGTTCTATTATAATTTTCCTTTCAGATTCAACAACTGGTAATAGCGGTTTTAATTATACTTATACTGGTAATGGAACAAGTGGTTTTTTCATTTGGGGTGCTCAATTAGAACTTGGTTCAAACGCTAGTTCATACATTCCAACCGTTGCAAGTACTGTAACACGTAACGCAGATGTTATTTCTAAAACAGGAATAAGTAGTTTGATAGGACAAACAGAGGGGACTTTATATTTTGAAGGTAATCTAACTGCAAATGGTATGACTATTGCTTCTTTAAGAACAGATGGTGGAGTACTTAATGGAGTTATAATCGATGTTGATACAGATAACCGTATAAAAGCATATATTGTTGAAAATAACGCACAAAGAAACTTAATATCTGGATTATCAACTATAACATTTAACTCTTTTATTAAAATAGCGTATGTTTATAAGTCTGGTAATTCCTCCTTATTTATAAATGGAGTAAAACAAAACACAAGTAATCAAACTTTTACTTTTAATAATACATTATTGAGATTAAATATAGATTTTGTTGGTTATAATTTCGGTGCAATTCAAGGAAAAACAAAATACGTGAAATCTGTTTTAGTTTTCCCAACTCAATTAACAGATACACAAGCAGTTCAATTAACAACTTTATAAAATGTTTATACACAAATTAAATTACAAAGACAAAGAAACTGCAATTGCTGATTTAATAGCTAAAGGAGTTTATAATGACGAGTTAGAATATACTAACGGAACTCAAGCGGTTGTATTTATAGGACAAATTTTAAAAAGTGATGAAACGTATTACGATGGTGTTTTTTATGATGTAATGACAACAGATATAATCGACTTTACACCTAACGAGGTTTTTCCAGTTGATTGTGTTCATTCATTTGCTGGATTTAATAAAAATATAGATTTATAAAATGAAAACAATTTTAAATTATTTACTTATTTCGTTTTTTCTATTTTTTGCACCAATTAAGGGACTTTTGATTGCGGTTGGAATTGCAATCGCACTTGACACAATATTTGGTATTTTTAAAGCAATACGAATCAAAGAACAAATTTCATCAAGACGAATGTCAAATATTGTGTCGAAGTTTGTTCTTTACGAAATGGCAATTTTGTTATTGTTCGCAATTGACAAATTTTTGCTTGGTGAATTTTTTAAAATATGGTTTCAAATAGATAATTTTTTTACAAAAGTAGTTGCAATAATTTTGATATTTATTGAAATGACATCAATCAAAGAAAATTTTGAAGTTGCATTCAATGTAAATATTTGGAAACTTTTAAAAACCACAATTCAACGTGCTAAATACATAAAAAATGAAATTGAATAATGAAGGTTACAAACTTATAATAAAACACGAAGGGCTTGTTTTAAAACCTTATTTGTGTCCAGCAAAAGTTCCAACAATTGGTTACGGAAATACTTACTATGAAGACGGAAAACGTGTTACATTGTTAGATAAACCAATTACAAAAGAACGTGCGTTTGAAATGTTCAAAGAAATTGCGGACCGATTTGCAAAAGCGGTTTCACAAAGTGTGACTTCAGACATAAATCAAAGACAATTCAATGCGTTGGTTTCATTTGCTTACAATGTAGGTGTTGCAAACTTTAAAAAATCGACATTATTAAGAATAGTGAATGCAAATCCAAACGATAAACAAATTGAAAATGAATTTAAAAAATGGACAAGGGCAAATGGCAAAGTTTTATCTGGACTTGTCAAACGTCGTGAAGACGAATCGAAGTATTATTTTTCAATATAGGGACATTATTTATATTCTTGTGATACTTTTGTTATTATTATTTAGAAGTAGTCGAAAAACGCAAGAAAACAACATTATTCAAAGCGAAAAGAAAATTGATTCAATTGAAAAGCAAATAATTCAAACAAAATCTGAAATTATAAAATATGAAGAAGTTAAAATTGATTTTATTGATACTTTTCAGCGTAACGACATCGAAGATTTTTTCGCAAAACGATACAATAATAAAAATTCCAATTGATTACGCAAGAAATATAGTCAAAGAATTACTTCAGTTTGACACTTGCAAAGACCAGGTAAAAAAACAAACCGATTTGATTGGTTTATTAGAACAAAAACAAAGCGAACAAAACAATATTATTCAAAATCAAAGAAAATTATTGATTGACAAATACAAATTTTCACAAAATATCGGTGCATCGACTTTTATTTCGACACCTTATTTGTTTACAAACTTAAATTTCGGTACTTCAAAAATAAATTTTGCACTTCAAATGAACGTAACATTTACAGAAAAACCACATTTTACACTTTTATTTTCTTATCAATTGTGGAAAACTAAATAAAAATTGTATATTTCAACAATTAAATTTCACTTATGGATTCAAAAATCTATTACAATGACATTGATTTTAGTTTAAATCACATTGATAATTTAAATTTCATCATTAAAAAACACGATTTAAAATTGTCAAAAGTTGAAAAAGACACTTTGCGTTTCTATATTCAAAGACAATTTAAATCAAAAGGAATTATTGATGCTTGTAAGAATGTCGGAGTTGATCCAACAACTGCACCAATGTTATGGTTGAAGACAAAAACGGAATCCGTTCGTGTTACAAATCCGTTATTTGAAAAACCCGAAGAAAAAGAATTTAAACAATTAGCCGATGCGTTGATTGAAGACTTACAAAAATTCACACCTATTTTTCCAATATTTGAAAGGTCGTATATTAAAGACGGACATTGTCTTGTTTTGAGTCCAGCTGACATTCATATTGGAAAACTTTGTAATGAATGGGAAACTGGCGAAAAATACAATCAAAACATTGCGGTCCAAAGAACACTTGAAGGCGTTCGCGGAATACTTGACAAAGCATCTGGATTTAATATTGACAAAATTGTGTTTATTGGCGGAAATGACATTCTACATATTGACAATCCAAAACGAACTACAACAAGTGGAACACCACAAGACACCGACGGAATGTGGTATGAAAATTTTATGATTGCAAAACAATTATATGTCGATGTTTTAAAAATGTTGATACCAGTTGCAGACGTTCACTTCGTTTTCAACCCAAGTAACCACGATTATACAAACGGATTTTTTCTTGCACAAGTTATTCAATCATATTTCAAAGATTGTATCAACATAACGTTTGACGTGTCAATTTCGCATCGTAAATATTACAAATATTACGACAATCTTATTGGATCTACTCACGGCGACGGCGCGAAATTAGAAAATTTACCTTTGCTTATGGCTTCAGAATCAAAAGACTGGACAAATTCAAAGCACCGATATATTTACACACACCACGTTCACCATAAAATTGCAAAAGATTTTATAGGTTGCACGATTGAAAGTCTTCGTTCACCAAGTGGAACCGATTCTTGGCATCACCGCAACGGCTATCAACACGCACCAAAAGCGATTGAGGGATTTTTACACCATAAAAACTTCGGACAAATTGCCAGATTGACGCATATTTTTTAATCTTTCTTATTTAGAATCATTATAAATTAGCGTATTTTTTAATCTTTTTTTATAATTAATTTTGTATTAATAAAAAACGTCTTATATTTGTCAAAGAAATAACAATTAAAAAATCAAATATTATGAAAATCGAAATCAAAAAATTTAAAAGTTTATTAAACGTTACAGATGTATTTTTAAATGATGTTTTAGTAGGTACAATTGGAATAAGCGGTGGTTTTACTTACTTAAAATCTTCAAATGTAACTTGGCAAGAAGATGATGCTATTATGAATGCATTAAGAAATAATAATTAATATTAAATAAGGGGTGCGACTTCAACGCACAATTTTTAAAATATAAAAAAAAACATTATGAAAAAATTATCACAAAAAATGTCATTAGAAAACAGAATGATTCTTTTAAATGACAAATCAGTAACTTCAGAATTTTTACTTGAATCATTAGATTCGAAATATTCTTGGATTGAATTATCTTTAAAAGATTGTTTTTATCTTGACCAAATTTTTGGTTTGAAGTTAGACGTTTTAGAAATTGACAAATTTTTTAATAACTAAATTTATGAAAACATTTACTATTATATTATTGGCTTTTATTGCATTGCACACAGAAAATTTTTCTGTAAAATTATGGATTACTATTTTTGTTGTAATTGCATTAATTTACGAAATTTATAATAACAACGATAATAATAACAATTTAAAACCAAATTAAAATGAGCAAACAACAATTTGAAGAAATGATTGAAA